CGTCATCTTGTTGTTCAAATATTTTGAAATTAAGTTTCTTAATCGATAAAGGATTAAAATATCGTGTTGGGGGATTAAAACTCTTCCACTGTTTATCTCTCATAAGAATTCCATTACTCCCAACAAAGTGTCTTTCAAGTGGTACACGGGCTAATATTTGTCCATTTCGCTCGTCTAGCATCTGGGCGACTTTAGGTACATCTGGACATATAACATCAACATACTTTGCTATATTTGTATTAAGATTGGTATCATTTTCTCCTACTTGTGTGATATAAAAATCAACCATCTTAATACCAATGACTCGACTCATATCTTCTACATGTGTATTGGACTTCAATGTGAGATCAAGAGAGAATACATTATTCGTTCCATTTACGAATCTAGAATCCAAGATCACATACTGAACTTTTTTGGGTACGTCTTCTAATCCCATATCTAATAGTATCTCACAAAATAATATAAGTATTAAGTAAACAGAATGCAATCTATGCGAAATCTACCACGTATGCAAAGTATGCCACTTACGAACACTCAGAGTGGTGGTTCAAGTATGTATTTATATATACTCCTCATTTGTTGTTGTTGTCTCTCTAGCAGCGCCGCTGGGTATTGGTTTACCAAGTTACGCGCCCGCCCCATGTTACCAGGATATACGGGTAATCACATAGGAGACCCCCGTGGTAGACCCAAACAAACTTTAGAACAATGTAGAGCATACGCTCAAAAGAAGGGATACAAGGGTCTCGGGTATCGCACAAACGCACACCCTTCAGCAGGGTGGAGAAACACATGCTTCTTCTATCCGAAAGTGAATAAGTTCAGCTGGAAGGGAAATGTCAGGGATAAAGCCCATTTCACTGGGTGTACTAGTGCTGCTAAATCTTGGGGAAGTTGTTAATTTTTTATTATACGAGTAGAGTATGCCGATTTCAATGGGAGCAAAAGCGGTTGCATTCACTGGTACGATCGCTGTGGTAAGTATAGTCGATTTATACAAAATGTTAAGTAGTATAAAAAATAATGACGCTAGTAAATAAAAAGATGATTTATCTTCAAGCTATCTCTCAAACAATTATTTCCATGGGTCAGTACTATTTGATTAATACTTATAATTGGGTTAAGACTGCTGTTTGGGATGCCCCAAAACGTGTATTTCTCGACATTGAACTTGAAAAAATGTCGATTGAACGTGATAATAACCTAAGTGAAGTAGATAATATGTAAAATTCAAAATGACTAACTATATTCTCCCTATCAACGAACTTTTTGTTCACTCAAGTGTACCACTGGGAATCCCTGGTTTGGCCACAGACGACCTACGACTTGCATTCCTGCAAGCTACTAACCCGCTGTGCCCAGACGTACAACGTAAAATCTGGGAAGAAATTTTATACTGCACTGCTCCGATCGAACCACCCCAAGCACCCAAAAAATGCCATTCAATTTCATACAATCGATTATCGACCTCGTTGCCCCGAAAGTTATTCAGCGAAAAAAATCTATGAATGAGTTAGTAGATATGGGGTCTATCATTGAGGCTCGTAACGAGTGTGATGAAATACGATACATAGAGGTGGAGAGGAGTCACTACACCGAGAGACAGAAAGACTTAGAGGTTCTCCTTACGAAGTGTAAAAGGCTACTATCCTTCGTAGAGAGAACAAATCATGAACCAACTTTCATGAAAATGGTTAATTTTATCGGAAAAGTGAGACAGGCTAAGTATCGTGGTGATACTATTTTACCTTTACTAGAAGAATTCGATAAAATTGAAAAAATCGCAAAAAAAGGATCCAGGTCTTTTAATAACCTAAGTGGAATAACAATGTTAGGATAATCATATGTAATAAAGATGGACCTTTTTCATAAAATAATGGCGCTTGTTGACAAGAACTCGGAAAGTATCCCAGAGGGGGATTATTTACAGTTGTGTGATACTATCCAGGAGTTGCGAGAATATGTGAAGCCACCTTCATTCCTCGATCAAACTAGACCAACATGGATAAGTGATTACGACCCAGAGAGTGATGAACCTCTCAGATATGAACCAACCCGTGTTCATCTAAATGGACCCATTCCAGATGGGCAACCACATGACTTGATGGATGACGAACTACCATCAGATCCCGATACAGCTGCCCAACGAGATCGAGAACAATTTCATCAACGATGGAGAGAACGTAGCGGTGATGACGAAGAGGATAGATACCCGGGGTTGAATGCATTTTTACACGAGTTACATACCGAGTGGGCGGCATCAGATGATGCATCCGGTCCCGTTGAACCGGGTGTTTATTACCCTCCACATGATGGTACTACAGTCGCTGAAGTTGTCATGATGGATGTTGATTAACCTAACGTCGTGGCCTGATGCGTAAATTGTGTAGGTCTCGCCACGCATCTCGGATAACACGGGGTGGTGCCGAGGGGTCTATTGTAGCCGAAGAACGTCTTTCTACACGTGCGGAAGGATCTATCGTAGCTTGGGAGTGTGACAGTTCTTTTATTTTTAAATGTAGTTTCTTTAGTTCATTTGATATCTTTACGTATGCCCACTCATTCCTTGTTGGGAACATCTCATCATCATCCATGATTTCCATGATCTTTCGTATATGTTCCATACCTAAGTGGAGCATAGAAATTATATTTTTCAATAAAAAACATGGAAGACCTACGAAGCCTTATGGCTTGTATTGACGACATCTCCAGTAAGATCCCTGATGGCCTCTATCTGGAGATGGCCAATAAAATGAAACGCGTTCATGACCATCTGAACGGTAACAAAGCGTTCCACGAAGACACGTTCTACTACAGCGACGATGATTCCGAATTTGGAAGTGATGATGACGATACCAGTGACAGTGATTACGAGGCTCCAACTCAAGCGCAACGACTTCGAGTGGAGGAGGAACGTATGCGAGATATCCGGAAGCTCAAATGTGAGATTGTTGGCTTGGTGAAGCAGATGCACGCAGAGTACAAGAATCTGGTGAAGTTCGACAAAGTGACAACGAGTACTTATAGTGGCATCAAGCGTATGACTGTGCGGCACAAGAGTGAAGCTATCAAGTTCTGGTGTGAAGTTCAGTTCGACTTTGGGGAGGTCCTTCCCAACGTTAAACTCCCTAAATGGGACACCGTCAACGAGGCAATTTTCGTTGGTTGTGTATCCAGTGTTGGTGCGACTGAGGATGGAGGATGGACTTGGAAAAACCTGATGGAATGGGGTCTTCGGACAATTGTCATGGAAATTGGAACCGAGGATGAGATTGAAAGAGCAAAGAGAGGTCTCATGTTCTATGATGAACTTTCACTCAAAACGCTCCAAAAACTCTCTGCGTTTGAGAAAAAGATTTACGATGACTACAAGGAAGAGTGTCACAGGAAATGGAACTCAAATGTTGAAGATGCCGAGAAGAAGGTAAGGGAGTCTGAGAAAAAGATGGATACCTTAGAGAAGGCGTGTATAGAGAGAGAATATGTATTGGGGGATAACAATGTTGAGCGCGAGTGGCGTGATTTTTGGAGTATTGACAGAAATGTGTTCACGACTGGTCGAACAATTCTTTAGATAAATAGCACCTAAGTTTGTAAGAATATATGTATTTTTCATCTAAAAGTCAACAACCAACAACCAACAATGAACACGGTCATCATTCCTCAACTGTGCAACCTAACACCGATATGGGCCTTCGACCCCCCTATTTTTTTGACCGGTAAACGTGCGGGTGCGATCGAACTCGTCAAAGAATACATGAAAAACCAAGATGAACGCATGAAGCTCTCAAAATTAAACGCACCGTTGCCGGAACCGATTCATAATGAACACGATGATCTCTCTTACAAGATGATTAAGGCGAATATTTTCGAATGTAGCCGCCAATGTACGGAATGTTTTTGGGAATTCGTCGGAGACAATACCACCTAAGTAGAAACTAAAGTTTGTAATTATTAAGAAAATAATGGGATCCACCCGAAGCCACCCACTCCCTCCAGGTATTTTTGTCCAAATGCCTTCACCACCCCCCGTAGAAATACCAGCTACGTCTAATGAATTTGATGACTGGACCGAGAAGGATTTCGACGAGGAGATCGACCGACTTAATAAACGTCTCAAAGAACTCGACGAGATTAAGAAAGAAGAATACGACCCTGATGTCCGTAAAATGGTTGAGAATGGAGAGCACATCTGTCACATGTTTGACGGAGAATGCCACGCATGTGAGATGGATGAGGAGGAAGTAAGGGTTTTAACTGAAGAAGAGGTTGAAAATGATCCTGAAATGACTGCTCAAATTTAAGCAAACCGCATGAAACCATCAGCAAATTTCATAGTTTTATAGCCAGTGTAATATAGATGCATATTCCACACACCATTCCTAGGTTTCATAACTATAGAATCTTTGATAGCAACTTTAATAAATGTCTTATCTGATTGTGTATTACTAAAATCGAAATAGCCAGTTGGACCTGGATCTCTCGGATTTAAAGCGAACGTATATGTGTATATATGATGTTGTTTAGGCAACGATAATGTATTTTTCGAACACGTATAAAATCTGAAATATTTAGGACCGTTTTCTATAGTTCTAATTATTTTTTCACCGTTAATATACATTTCTACACCTGAAACATTATCATATTCTGAATATAAGTCATCTACTAATTGTCCAACAGGTAGGGCAGATGATAAATTAAATCGATTTGTATAATTTGCATATTGTGGATATGTAGTTCCATTGTATATAGATTGATTCACTGTTCCCATGACGGTATCGACTGGGTTATATTCCTTTTCAAAATCACTATTTCGTATAAACCAGTGAAACGTTTTAACAGGGATATCAGGAATCAAATTTGCTACGATTTCATATACAAATGGTTTATTCTCATATGTTGGATGTATACCAACAAATTCAGTTGTTATCGTTTGTGGTTCTTTTACCAGAAATAAACGTTCCTCATTTGTTAATTTGATTTCATCCGTTACGATATTGAAATAATCGAGTTTTATATCACTTTCTGTGGGTGTAAAGAATGTTTTTTCATGGAATTCTATTTCGAACTCAATTTTTTGTTTATGTATTGAACATAACGGAAAATATGGTTTTTCAGAAACATTGGAATCAAAACGTCTAGAAAAGAAGAATCTCAATGGTAATGTTATTGGAATCATTCGTTTATGTATATTTTGAAAAACGGCATTACTAGCCCATATTTTATGCGACCACCCCCTATTCAGATTTAGTTCCGACATTTGCTCTTCATCGACATCTTGGTAAATGTTATGGTATATGACGTTCCAATCAGAGTCTATTGTTTCGACTAGAATTTCATCTACGAACATAGTTACACTTTTAATTAAGTGGTAACCAATCATGGGTGCGTACCTATCCAATGGTCCTGGTGGATTGGTGGGAAATGCTGGTAGGGGTATAGTTATAGCCATATTTGATAATAAGTCACCCATTAATTTGGGATTAAACTCGACCTTGATTTTCTTACCCCATGGCCAATTGGATTCATTTTCCGTATTTTGTATAGTCTTAACTTTCTGTTTTGTACAAAAAGGACTATGTTGTTTGTATGAATTTTTAAAAAATGAATTGTCCAAGTCTTTGGAAAGTAGGTGAGTGTCCTGCTTTCCAATAGCTTTCAATGAAATTTCTGAAACTTCACTCCCCATACTCTATACATATAAAATAGCTTTAATACTTTTCATAGATAGTCATTATGTGCCCGATCTAAAATGTATATAGAATTTCCATTAGTCGCTGACCATGGTGCTAAATTTCTGACACTCACGCTTCTGTAAGTTGAAAGTGCGTAGTATGCGGTGTTACTCCCTACAAATGTCCTCGCGGTGAATTGTGATTCACCGTTTGTGTTATTGAGTGTTGTTGTATTATTACCACCATCATACCATGCTTGGCT